TTAAATTAAGTTAAGGTTAATTTTACAACTACGAACGGCCGTCCTTCTTATTCTGTTAGTTTCGTGTAATTTAAGAAATTAGGTTTGGGTTTTGGGCGAGTCGGACCGGTTAATTCTGACGTAAGGTCACGCCTGAGTCTTATTTTTCTTTGTCCTTTCCTTTACGTTTACCTTTAAACGTTACCCCGGGGCCCAAGAATTATTTGCAGTATTTGGTTTGGCTATTTTGTCCCACCTCTTATGGGTTAATAATATCACATATGAGGGTATATTCAAGGAAAATATCTCACGATGAGAAATTTGTGCTTGCAATTCATATCTCATGATGAGATACTAATGATGTTGAAAGCGAGGTGACATAAAATGCTAGCTGGAGCAACTAAACATGAACTGCGTGTAGAATTTCTAAAGCCTAAAGACAAGCTACGTGGAGAGCGTAATCGGCGCCGTTGGACAACATCATATGTTGGCGCAATGGTTGGCCTTAGCCGTAGACAATACGAGCTAAAAGAAAAAGGAATGTATCCATTTAACGATTATGAAATGTTAATCATTGCCAGAGCGATGGATATTCCTGTTGGAGTTCTTTTTTTTGCAGACTAATATCTCAATGTGAGATTTATAAGGAGGCATAGTGATGAACGAATTAAAAGTAATCGGTCGCGAACACATCGGCCGCATTGAATTCACCGGTATCGAAGGCGGATTCGGTAAAGACAAAAAGGCGATGTTGGTTAAGGACATCGCACAGATTCACAGCACCACGGTAAGCCGTGCTAACGAATTAATCAATCGTAATCGCAAACGGTTTAAAGACGGGCTTGATGTCATTGATTTAAAGCAAGGGGATTTCGCTATTGTTTTGAACGATAGCGGATTTACGCAAAACCAAATCAATGCCTCAGCTAATATTTATCTTCTATCCGAACGTGGGTACTCCAAGCTGTTGAAGATCCTTGAAGATGACAAAGCTTGGGAAGTATATGACCAACTTGTCGACGGTTACTTCGCCATGAGGGCAGAAGCCAAGGTAACTAAACCGCGTATCGATTCCGACAAGCGGCTTGAAATTATGAGCGAAAATGCGCAAACACGCAAGGGAACATTGCTTTACCGGATTGCAATGCAAACAAAATCAGAATCGGCTAAGCAGGCATTGCTTGCGAAAGCAGCCGAATCGATCACCGGTGAGATGACTATTCCGGTACTACTTAAAAAGGAATACAGCGCCGGTGAGGTAGCCAAAAAGGTGCATGCATCGTCTGGACAAATGGTTGGCCGCATTGCTAACCGACTGGGAATTAAGGCCGAACAGCCAGGACAAAACGAATATGGCCGATGGGCTAACAGCAAGTCTCAACACAGCGACAAAGAAGTCCCTCAATGGATGTACTTCGAGCAGGGCGTTAAAGCTATTGCCGATGAACTGAAGCGAGCTAAGGGGATGACGGTATGAACGAATTATTGAAACTCCATGTGGCATAGAAAAACCGCCACTAGGGCGGTTGCTTATCGAGGATCACCAAGTGCTGGATTGATCTTTGGAGCAGATAGCGTTGCCTTACTAATAACTTTCATAGCATCACTCTCCAGATTAAGGTTCTTGATTGCAGCAACGCCGTTAGCCTTCGTCACTAGGCCGTTACCAACAAAATGATAAGGAGAAGGAAAAATAATGTATATCAACCAAGCAATTAAGAAAGCGGAGACGCAAAAAAGAGGGATTACTCGTAAGGCGTGGTTTCCTCGTCCGATGATTCTTATACCGACCAATACAAATGCCGGGTTCCTCATGACATCAATAGGACAAGATCCAGGACAAAAATGGGTGCCATACAGCGATGATCTCACGGCTAATGACTGGATCCCATACGGCTAAAAGAACGGAATTAGTTTTTTGACACCAGTAATGGCATCAATAACCTTTTTGACATCATTGCCAAACTTTTGTTCACGCCACGCAATAGCCTGTGTGGTGATGAACGAATTGTAATAACAACCGTCGCCCGGCCAGAGTTTCATAAAGCCAGCGTCTCGAAGCTCAGCCATCGTAAACGAAACATCCGGTAGGGACCACTGAGGCATAACGTCATCACGGACTTGCTGTGTAGAACCCATTGTTGTTGCATCACTCTTTGATTTTCCATCAGTAACACTTTCCAAGTATTTTGACGATAGCTGTAACAGCAAATACTTTGCATCGTTTGTAAGACGTTCGTATTCATCGTTCATTTATATCACTTCCTTTCGGTTTCATTATCCGTCAGGAGGCATCACAGGAAAGGAGGAAATGCTATGCCGCTAACAAAATTAGATATTCGGCCTATCACGCCTCCAGAAAATTGGCGTATGGATCTTGGCGGTAAGACTTGGACCATCACCGATGTTGCCAAAGAGCTACATCGCAAAGTCGATTATGTCAAAGACAATGTGATCAAGCCAAATCGATTGCAACTTGATGCTGAGCACGGAGGCCCGGTGCGCTGGTCAAAAGGACATGGTAGTCCGTATTTAATCAAAGCACGTGAAATGAGCTACTGGATAGACAAAAACTGGCAGCAGATTCAGAAGGGGGGCTGGAGCTGATGTTACAAACACTATTGTATGTTTTGCTGACGCCCACCGCACCGATATGGTGTTACCTGCTATTGGTAGCGGCTGGCGTCATGATCGGCGCAACGATTTCAAAAGGATGGAGGCGGTGGATTGAATGAAGCAGAACGAACCATTGGTGATTTGCTGAACGAACACAACAAATTGACGTTAGACATTATTAGCGGAAACCACACACCAATTGCAAAGATGCTGCTTGCCGAGAACGAGAAGCTACGTGCACGGCTAGCGATGTTAAGGGGATGACGTGATGACTAATGAGGAATACGAACGAATTCTAGCCGAAGCGAACCGCCAGATCGCGGCATATCACAAGGTTGCCACTGACTATGGGCCGAACAACACAGACCCTCATCAAACGTATGCGATGGGTCAAGAAGATGGCGCACACGCTATCCTATTCATTATCAAACAAGTCATGAAAAAAGCCGCTGGCCTGCACGCCAACGACTGATAGAAAGGAAATTCATAATGCAAAATAACACATTGTCACTTACTGACTTCAAAGTTGATTATAAGCCATCGGTGCTGACTCTACAACATTCAGACGAGCTTGCGGCCAATATCAAGCTATATGCCGAAAAATACCGTGGACTTGTAATCACTGAAGGAACTTTGAAAGAAGCAAAGGCATCGCGTTCTGACTTGCGCAAGCTGTCAAAAGCACTTAATGACAAACGTATTGAAATAAAACGCGAATACAACAAACCATACGATGCGTTCAAATCCGTCATTGATGGCATGATTAGCGATATTTCAGCGGTTGAAATAGCCATCAACGATGGGATCAAAGAACAAGAACGATTAGACGCCGAACAACGCAAAGAGCAAGTACTTGATGACATTACAGAAATTGCGCAGTCACGTGGGATTGACCCGAAAGACATCGAGTTCAACGACAAGTGGCTCAACAAAAGCCTAAGTAAGCTTGAACGCACGCGGCAAATCGGAGATGCGGCTGATTATATTATCAAACAGCGTGAGGAAGTTGCCGCAGCCAAGAAGGCTGTTGCCAAATATGCAGAAGCCACGGGCTTAGATGCTGGTGGGTGGGTTGTACAGATTGATCAAGGGGCTTCACAGTTAGATGTTATGGTTCGCATTGATGCCTATGTTGAGCGGCAAAAGCGTTGGGCTGAACAAGCTAAGAAACGTGCCGAAGCGCAAGCCGCGATTGATGCATTGCATCAGAAAAAGGTTGGCGACAAAGTTGTTGATACCAACACGGGCGAAGTTGTCAGTCCAGTGCCGCAACCAGACATCAAGCATTACGGATTTGAGGTTGTTGGGACGTTTGATGAGGCTCAAAGCGTTGCTGACTTCATGACAGAGCAAGGCATTGAGTTCATCAGTTTGGAGGGCAAGTAATGGTCGAAAAGAAAGATGACGCGGCAACAGACAAGCTGACTCTCATTGACCGCATTTTGATAGCCCAGCAGGCTGTTGGTGTTATCAAGAAAGATGGTCAGAACTCGTTTCAACATTATAGTTTTCAGAGCGAAGGCGCCATCAAAGATGCTGTGAAACCGGCACTGATCAAAGCCGGTCTGGTCATCAAATTCAGTTATGAGATTGTCAACCAGTATGATCGCACAACGGGTAAAGGTGGTAATAATCACTTTGTTGATTTGATGGGAACATTCACTATTACTGACGGTCATGATGAGATGACATTTAACATCCCGGGCAGTGGTCAGGACACTGGCGAAAAAGCCATGGTCAAGGCCAGCACTTCAGCGCAAAAGTATTTTTACAAGCAAATGTTCAACATTACTGATACTGAAGACGCTGATCCTGATACAAATGACAGCTCAGCAAGCAATGGTCCAATAACCAAAAACAATCATTTTATTCGTCCAAGTGGCATTCTTGATCACGCTACAGTCAAGAAAGTCAAGACACTAATTATGCAACAATTCAACAAAATGCCTGATGTCAACAAGAACGGTGAACCAAAGCCGAAGACAGTGAACGAGCTTGCTGAAATATGGGTCGGGTTAGCAAATGCTAAATTTGGAAGCAAGGCAACAAGTATTGAAACACTGACCCCGAATGCGGCCGCTGGAATCAAGAGCTTACTTGAGAATGAAATCAAGAAGCTGGCAGGTGTCGCTAATGAAAATCAACGGAAGGCTTGACAAACTGTCGGGCAATAAAATCACTATCACCGCTGACAGCTCTGTGAGCTTGTATACGCTGTCTAAACTCACAGCGGGTAAACTACCATCAGTTGAGTTAGAAGTCGAGGACGGGCGTCATATAAGCCCAGATCAGCGCAAAAAAATATTTGCTCTGATGCATGACATATCAGACTGGAACGGTGACACGGTGGACATGATCGAATGCCTCATGAAGTCGTATACGCGTGAGATTTTTGCAATTGAACCATATTCACTGAGTGACTGTTCGATGACAACTGCCAGCGACATGATCTACACGATCTTAGAGTTTTGCTTCCGCAACGATGTGCCATTCAAGACGCGCACATGGGACATGATACCCAACGACTATGCACGCCAATGGTTCTGCCTCCGTTTCCGAAAGTGTGTTATCTGTGGAAATCCTGCCGACTTGGCACATTACGAGGCGGTTGGCATGGGACGCAATCGTAACAAGATTGACGAGAGCCAATATCACTACATGTCCCTTTGCCGCATTCATCATGTCGAGCAGCACACGATCGGCCTCATGTCTTTTATCCAAAAATATCACATCAAGCCAATCAAGCTGACAGCTGACGAACTTAAACGAATTCAGCCACATTACAAAACAAGTACCGAATAAAAAGGAGACTAAAAATGCTTAATTCAGTTGCTTTAACAGGCAGATTAACTAAACCGGTTGATCTTCGCTATACACAAAGCGGAACAGCAGTTGGCTCATTTACGATTGCTGTTGATCGCCAATTTCGCAGCGCAAACGGCGAACGTGAAACTGACTTCATCAATTGTGCCATCTGGCGTAAGTCTGCTGAGAACTTTGCCAACTTCACGCACAAGGGTTCACTTGTTGGCATCGAAGGTCATATCCAAACGCGTACGTACGATAATGCACAGGGCCAACGAGTCTATGTGACAGAAGTCATCGTTGAGAATTTTGCACTATTGGAGCCTAAAGTTTCATCGCAGGGGCAACCAACTCAGCCGACTAATCAAGGACATGTTGGTAATCAACCAGCCAACTACACTCAACAGCCAGCTAGTCAGCCACCGATTAATGATGATGATCTTCCATTCTGATTTGAGGTGATTACATGGCAGACGGAGGCTGGATCAAAGTATACCGAAAAATACGCCAGTCCTTCGTATGGACTGACGCGAATCAGCTAAAGCTTTGGCTACTGATTTTGATGAAAGCAAATCATGCTCCTAGCAAGTTCTTATTCAACGGTCAAGAAGTATCCGTGACAAGCGGAGAACTGGTAACGGGAGCCCACGCACTGGCGTTTGAGATGAATGATGGTGTGCGACGTGACAATCAAGTGTCATGGCGTCAGGTATGGGGGAAGTCAACACTTTTTCGGACAGTTTGCTAAGCGACTTTTTGTGAAGCTTGGTCATACAAGGAAAGCCATGCTACTGGTGCAAGATAGTCTAAGCGTGCTTGTACCCTTACGCGGTTGTAAAAGGTCTCGATGTAAGCGAAGACTTGCGCTCTCAGATCATTGATATCTTTAAATTGTATCTGATAAATGAGCTCTTTCTTCATGATGGCAAAGAAGCTTTCGCTCCAAGCGTTATCACCCGGTTTTCCCAATGCTGAGAAGCTACGTTGCCAATGATATTGGTTGACCAACTTTGTCACTGCTTTGGCCGTGTATTGGCTACCACGGTCACTATGAAAAATACACGTTTCTGGCAAAGCCCACCTTTGGTGGGCTTGTTTAAGTGTCGCTAAGACTAAATCCGTGTCCATATGATTGGNATTTGATGAGCTAACACTCTGAGACTGCCAAGGCACACAGGGGATAGG